TTAGCGCATGCCATGACGAGATGTGTGAGTTACAAGACAGGATGCATAATTTATGGCAAAGACTGTGGGCTAACTTAGATGATACCTACAGAGGTAATCAGATAGAGATGTGGGCATTCAAAACAAAACTCTGGAAACCGGGGCAGTGATGTGGGTGAACAGACGCAAAAAGTCATTGAAGAGAATGATGAAACAATAGCCGATCTACTTGAGGAACTGTTTAAGGAGATAGAAGAGTATGACCGACTGGAACGAGATGGCCTTCAGGCTAAGACGGAACGGAGAGCAGCCAATGGTAACCCCTGAGTTTGCCACCAGGCATCACTACTACAACCACAAGAACTCACGCTCACAAGACCGAGCCAAAGAGTTGTTCGACAAGTGTCATGTGCGTCCGCTAGTACGGGCAGCGTGGGACATCATTCACACATCGATGGATGATGCCGAAGTCGAGGACGCAATGGCAACCGTGAAGCGCCTAGACCATAAGCACAACGGATCAAACAGCGCCAAGATGCAAGCAGGTACATTGGTACAGAAAGCTTGCGATGATATTCTGATTCGTCGCAAAGACCCCATTGAAGTGTTCGATGTTTACTTTGGGCAGTACCAAGAGTACACGCCACGCGAATGGGATGGTGGTAAAGACGCGAGAGATTGGGAGATTTGCGCTGAGGTATTCGTTGACACCATCAAGACGGCAGTCGAAGCAATCAAAGAAGCTTGTCATCAAGAGGCCGTCATCAAGGGAGAGGTTGAACTAAAAGGCTGTCTTCCAAACAATCAGGTTCCTCACATCAACCGCCCAGACTACGTTGGTGTTGGCGATCTGAAAACTAAATGGCCGAGACGTAACGACAGATCAAAGTCTGGCAAGACCAAAGCATCTGTGCCGAAGTCATTGTCTGGTCAGTTTGAAATGAACAACGTCTACCAGGTTGCGGGCGGATGGCACATCAATAACCGCAAGCCTGTCTGGTTGCTGTATGTAACCGACACCGATTATCAACTGTTCAATCAAGGCAACTGCGATGAACTGCAGCCAGACTTTTTGGATCAGGTTGTCAGAGATCAATCGGTTCACCATAAAGTCACAGAGAAAATGCTGTTACTTGCCGATGGGAAGTCAGATCTATTTGAACTGGTCAGCCCCGACTGGTCACACATTTCTTGGAGTGATCCACCTGGAGTCATAGAGGAAGCAAAGAGGATATTTAAACTATGAACATACTTGGATTAACACAGGTCTTTGGAAACTTTCTAGAGCAAAGACGTATCAAGTCTCGCAACCGGAAGATCGTCGCGTTAAGACGAATGGGCTGGACATACAAAGCTATTGCGAATGAGGTGCAAGTCCACAAGGATCAGGCAATGGAAGTCTGCTACAAGGAGATGGGTTCTCAGGAAACCAAGCGATACAACTACCAGAAGGGAGAGTTAAGGTGAGTTTCAAAGAATGTATGCAGCGCGTATCAGAACTGCACGATACGCATGGCATACCGCAACGGGGAGGCAAGGTGTACACCCAGGTTGTGCATCGCATGCAAGCCCTGAGAGAACATTACGGGTTAGAGCTAGGGGTTGATACCCAGCTAATCCTAGATGATGGGCAGCGTGTTGTCATGAAGGCAGTGATCACGGACAACGAAGGCAACATCTTGGGCAGCGGATTCGCTGAAGAGATTCGCGGGCAAGGCAATGTCAACAAGACAAGCGCCATTGAGAACTGCGAAACCTCTGCTGTCGGTAGGGCGCTCGCATCTATCGGCTTATCAGGTGGCGAGTATGCCAGTATGAATGAGATGGATGGGGTCAGCAGGAAGACAGAGGCGAAAGCCTCCACACCTACCCCTCCGCCCGTGGATTCACCAACGGAAAAGCCACAGATAGACTGGGAGTCATGGGCGCAACAGGCATGTAAAGATATCCATGATATCAAAGACTTGCATTCACTTTCTCAGTGGCGCATGAGCATGGATAGCGCACTGAAAGATATGAAGGCGCAGGGTAGTCCATTCCTTGAGCTAGTGCAGAATGCAATGAAGACTAGATACGCAGAACTTGAGAATCATCCTCAACCTGCAACCGCACCAGGCACTGAACCAGATCCGGTTCCGCCTGTACCACCACTCAACTCTGATGAAGAGATACCGTTCTAAGGAGAACAACTATGGCAATGCCACAATTTGGAAACTCAACGATGCGCCTACGCGCAGGACAGCAGCTTAACGAGCATAGTGAATACCAAGTGTCTGGATGGGTGGACGTAAAGACGCCCTGGAATGATGCGCTTAATAAGCCAGAGCCAGCGCCTCCGCATCTACAGGAGAAGCTAGATCAGGCGCTTCAGTTACTGCAAGAGTGTAATGCACAGCTATCGTTTACGATTAAGCAGAAGACTGGTGGCGATCCACAGGGATGGCCGATTGCAGCGAAGATGAACGTGTACACCAATACGCCACAGGAGAAGCGCTTACCCAAGGGGCTAAGCAAATCGTATGTTGCGCCTCCTGCAACACAGCCATGGGAAGTATAAGATGTTATGTGAACTATCTCAGATACAACTCAAGAGCGTAGCTGTTGGTCAAAAACGCCTGTCAAGGATGACTGCCTTTGAACTTAAAGAGCATGATGAAAGAATCAATAAGGTCGTTGAGCAATGCAAGGCAAGAGAGCCTCATAAATTCTGGAGCCAGGATGAGGTCTATCAGCGAGCGAGTAAGTGGAGAGGTAATCAATACGAGCGCAGGATGACTGCTGAACTTAAACTAGAGCAATCAAAACAACGGGGTGGCAATGGATCTAGAGTCTATTAGGAGAGCTATCAAGGCCAATAAAAATGAGTATGATAGTTCTGAATTAACAATAAGAAGAAGGCAAGCTAGAAGGCGCAAAGAAATGATGCGCCCTAGCAGGACTAAGAATCAGCAACTAGCTGCTATTTCTTAGTCTGATCTTTGGGCTGATTGCTGGACACCCTCTTCCGGTTCTCAGCCCTTGCTTTTTCAGCAGCCCTTTTCATGGCCGAGCTACCCTTCATCGCTTTCCCATACTTCATGCTTTGTTCCTTGCGCTGATTGCTGCCGCTTTCTTTTTAGCATCTGCTTTGCTTGATGCTCCCCATGCTCTGAGTGACAAGAGCAGTCTTGTTGGCTCACCCTTGCTGTCTCTCTCCGGTCCAGGCATGCCACCCATGCGAGCCAAGAAGCTAGCGCGTCGAGGATTGTCGCCAGACTTTACCGGGGCCTTCAGAGTTCCGCCCTTATAAGACGCCCGGCCCTTGGCATTGAGTCCGCCCTTGGGATTCTTGCCTTCCTTGCGCTGCCAGGCTGGAGACTTAGCCATTTTTCTTGGCCTTAAATCCACCAGCTTTGCGCTTCATCAACGAATAAGTCTTATCACTGATCGTTGACTTGTTCTTTGGCCTGGATGTCCCAGCCTTTTTCCTGGCGTTGATGTTGTCGTATAAACCTCTTGGCATATCAAACCTCCAAAGTATCCTCAACCATTGCTGTAGCCAGGCGTGTAGCTCGCTGCCCTACCTGATCTGCCCATCTGCTATCCAACATCTGCGCTGCAGCTTCCTCCCAATCCTCTTCTTGCATGGCGTTGATCGCGTTCTTGAAGTTAAGGAAACGACTCATGCCCAGGTTAAACACCATGTCAACTACGATCCTCTGGCGCACCTCGCTCATGTCTCTCCACCACGGCATCGCGTTGTCCAGTTCCTTGGTCACCCTCAGGATGTCGTTGTCCAGGAGATACCTGGCTTCGTCTTCTGTGATGCCTAACTCTTCGACGTTGCGCCCTACCCCTAGCGTTATGAATCCTGCACTGCATTGATAAGTCTTTAGCTCCAGTCCTTCGTGTAGTATCAGTTGGTCTTTCAGTTTATCTACGTCCATATCCATATACCTCACTTACTTCGTTAACCCCTTTGCTTTCTCAAAAGATCGCATACCACCAAGCCCCAACATACCGAGAAGTACAGTCATCAGCGAGTCCATATCGAACGCAGGTAGCTCAGGTATTTCTGCACCAAACCAAGCAACTCCAAATACAATGAATGGAGCAAGCACAAAGTGATATGCCAGCGCGATTCCGCAGACCCATCCGATGAATGGTCTCCATCCTGCGACAAAGATTGATCGATGCTGGGCTTCTGCTTTGTTGACTTCAACTTGAGCCATAGCTGCTTCATGTGCAGCCTTCTCAGCCATCGTCGCAATCTCGTGAGCCATTGCATTTTTGGCATCCTTATCTTCAACGAACTTATCAAGCAGTCCGGTTACTGGTCCTATCAATGCTTGGATCATCCTTCCTCTCCTTGTCGTATGGCTTGCGACCACATTTCTCGCACCTCACTGAGGGACGAAACAGAAACTTAGAGCCGCAGTCTGTCAGGTACTCATGGTTCTTGTAGAGATACCCGCACATCCTGCGAGCCATGTCATTTACCTGCGCCCTTTGCTTGGTAGGCGCTCGCGCCAAAGAAGCTAGCAACGAGAGCAGACACTGCTATGAAATACGTCCCGGCGATGTCAGTGATAAGACTAGCCGCCTTATCAAGTCCGACAAGGCTACATATAAAAATGCCACTGGGATAAAGCAGTAACCCAAACAACGCAAACCACGCCATCTTCCTGATCGAATCACGCTGCGCATCCTCATCTTCCATTTTACGGCGGCGATCCTCCAGTTCAATAAGAGCAAGCTCATGCGGATCGATAACGCCATTCCTTTCTCATCATACTTCTCCAAGATATTGTCAGCCATGCTACTCCTCCGGTTCCATCAGCACAGTTTC